AGTCTTTGCTGGGGCATAAGCTGACGGAAATCGAACAGGCGGCATATAACCGCGCAATGGGCGACCAGAGGGCAGATACTTTTGCAGATTCCACCAGCGCGGCAGCAGTGCTTCCCACCCAGACGCTTAACGAGGTAGTTAAAAAGGCGCGGACTATGGGCGGGCTTATGGGCGTGTGCAGGGCTTTCAGTATCCCTTCAAAAGTAGCCGTGCCTATCGGAACGCCGACAGCGGCGGCAAACTGGCACACGGAAGGGGCAGCAGTTGACGGAGAAAAGCCGACAGTTACAAGCGTTTCTTTTGACGGGTACGAGATTATGAAAGTATTTTCTATCAGTGAAAAGGCGCGTAAAATGAGCGTTTCAGCGTTTGAAGGATATATGACGCAGGAGCTTAACGCAAGTGTTATGGAGTGCATTGCAAGCGCCCTTGTAAATGGCACTGGAAGCGGGCAGGGAACGGGCATTCTGAACGGGGTTACATGGGAAGACGGAAAGAACGCCCTCACATTCGGAAAGACTGCGGGGCTTAAATATGCCGACGTGGTAAAGACGGTTGCAGCGCTGAAAAGGGGCTATGCAAACGGCGCGGCATGGGCTATGAACAATGCAACGCTTTACAACCAGTTTTACGGGCTTGTAGACGCAAACGGAAGACCTATTTTCATTGCAGACCCGAAAAACGAGGGCATAGGGAAAATACTAGGCTTCCCTGTAGTCATTGATGATTATATCGCAGACGAAACGGCGCTTTTCGGCAACTTTAACTATATGGGCTACAACATGCCGGAGGGCATCACGGTAGAGGCTTCAAGGGAAAGCAGCTTCAAGAAAGGGCTGATTGACTACCGGGCAATGGCAATAGCGGACTGCAAGCCGATTGTGCCGGAGGCGTTCGTAAAGCTGGCGCGTGCAGCTTCATAAAGGGGGCTGCGGGTATGCTGACAATAGAGCAGGCGCGGGAGATACTGCGGCTGGATACGGCAGACAATGACGCTATCATAGAGGGGCTGTTGTCTGCAATACCAGACTATATAGAACTGACAACAGGCGTTACGGCAGAGCAGCAGACAGGACAGCCGTTAGCAGATACGGCAGGGAAGTTTATACTCATGCTCTGGTACAATGCGGAACGCGCAGACGCGGAAAAGCTACAGAGGACAATAGACAGCCTGCTAAAGACGCTTGCGCTTATAGCGGTTAGGAAGGAGTAACGGGAATATGGCTAAGGATTTTGCACGGGCGTTTTATGACAGCCCGCAATGGAGGAAAACAAGCAAGGCATATTTAAGCAGCAAAAACTACATATGCGAGGACTGCGGGGGCGCTGCGTGCATTGTCCACCATATCCGGCATTTAGCGCCGTGGAACATAAACGACCCGGAAATAACGCTGGACTGGGGAAACCTTAAGGCGGTATGCGAGAAGTGCCACGCGGAGGAACACGCGAAAGATGATAAGGCTTTCCGGGGGAAGCCAGCAAAACTGAACGGCATAGGCTTTGACGAGAACGGCGACGCGGTAGAAAGCCCTAATGTGTTCTTAGTGTGCGGCAGTCCGGGCAGCGGCAAGACAACATATGTATTAAGACACAAGGGGCAGAATGATTTAGTTGTTGACTTGGATTATATATGTGCGGCGCTCATGGGCGAGGGCGGCGGCGTGCGGCTGGATTTCAGACCAGTATTGCAGACGGCATTAGAAGTGCGCAGGCTGCTTTATGAGTGCATACAGCAGAGGCGCGGGAAGTGGGAACGGGCTTTCGTGGTGACGGCTACGGCAGATGCGCTGGAAATGCGCAGGATTGCGCAGGAACTTAGTGCAGAGCTGGTATTGATTGACACGCCATTAAAGGACTGCATAGCGCATATCAGAAGCGACCCGCAGAGGAACAAAAGCCGCAGGAAGTTTGAAAGGCTTGCGGCAGAGTGGCACGAAAAATACAGACAGTCCTTGCAGCGTGTTTATATCCCCCCACCCAGCGGATTAAAGGGAGGGGAAAACACCACCCGGCAGGCAACCTTTTCTTTCCCCTCTGGGGTTCGCGTATGAGGGGAGGGGTAAAGATAGCAGAAAATAGGAGTAGATAATATGGCAGCAGGACAAAATACAGGGAAATTAAAAAATTTGCGCAAACTAAAGAGGCTTTTAAAATTAGTCCCGGAAGACCGCAGAACGGTAGCAGAAAAACTGATAACAGAACTTGCTTTCATGGAAGCGACACTGGACGGGCTGCGCCGCCATATCGAGGAAAACGGCGCAATAGACCATTTCAAGCAGGGGCAGCAGGAATTTGACCGGGAAAGCCCGGCAGTAAAGACCTACAACACCATGATACAGCGCTACAGCCTTATTTACCGCCAGTTTACGGAGCTGTTGCCGAAACCAGAACCGACCGACAAGGGCGCAAGTGAGCTGCTGGAATTTATAAAAAAGCAGGAGTAAAGGCAGCGTGAACTATATCGCGGAATACTGGCGGGCGATTGAAAGCGGCGGGGTTATCGTATCGGAACGGGTGAAAAAACAATACAAAAAGCTGGCAGAACGGACGGGGAAAACAGACGGGAAATATATATTTGACGAAAAACGGGCAGACAGACCCATAGAATTTATCGAAACACTGTGCAAGCAGTCAAAAGGCGAATGGGCGGGTAAGAAAGTAGAGCTGGAATTATTTCAAAAGGCTTTTATTTCTGCCCTTTTCGGCTTTGTTGACAGGGAAACAAAGCTGCGCCAGTACCGGGAAACCATGTTCTACATAGGCAGGAAGAACGGCAAAAGCACGCTGCTTTCCGGCATTGCATTATACATGCTGACGGCAGACAGAGAGGCGGGCGCGGAGGTCTACAGCGTAGCCACAAAGCGCGACCAGGCGAAAATCATATTCAATGAGGCTTACAACATGGTACAGCAAAGCCCGGCGCTAAGAAAAGCCCTAAAGAAGCGCAAGGCAGACCTGTATTTCCCGGCGACGTTCTCACGTTTTGAGGCATTAAGCAAGGACAGCGGAAGCCTTGACGGTTTAAATTCCCACTGCGTCATTATAGACGAGCTGCACGGGATAAAGGACAGAAACCTATATGAAGTAATGAAGCAGTCGCAGAGCGCCAGACAGCAGCCGCTTTTGATTATGATTACAACGGCGGGAACTGTCCGGGAATGTATCTTTGATGATATGTATTCCTACGCCTGCAATGTGGCAGACGGGATTTTTGAAGATGAAACATTCCTGCCAATCATGTATGAGCTGGACAGCCGGGAGGAATGGACGCGCCCGGAAATGTGGCAGAAAGCTAACCCGGCGCTGGGAACGATTAAGAAGCTGGAAGACCTACAAAACAAAGTGATAAGGGCGCAGAACAACCCGGTTGACCTAAAGGGGATACTGGTAAAAGATTTTAACGTGCGCGACACGATAGGCACGGCGTGGCTTTCATTGGAGGATATAACCAACAAGGAAACCTTTGATTTAGAGCAGTTCCGGGGCTGTTACGCAATCGGGGGCGCGGACTTGTCAAGCTCACGGGATTTAACATGCGCAACGCTGCTGCTGATTGACCGGGAAACGGAAAAGCGCTATGCAACGCAAATGTACTGGATACCAGAAGACAGCATGGAGCGGCGCGTAAAGGAAGAGAAACTGCCCTATGATAAATGGCATGAGCGCGGGCTTGTGCGGCTGTGCAGGGGCAACACGATAAACTATAAGGACGTTACGGCGTGGTTCGTGGAAATGGCGAATACATACGGCATATTCCCGGCATGGGTATATTATGACAGGTGGAGCGCCGCCTACTGGGTAGAGGAAATGAAGGAAACGGGATTTACGGAAATGAAGGGCGTTGCACAGGGCGCAAAGACACTTTCCCTTCCTATGCAGTTTTTAGGCGCTGACTTACAGGCGAAACGCATCAACTATAATAACAACCCTATACTGCGCTGGTGTCTTTCCAATACGGGCGTACAGGAGGACAGGAACGGGAACATAGTGCCAGTAAAGAACCAAGCGGCAAAGCAGCGCATAGACGGCACGGCAAGCCTGCTTAATGCCTATGTGGGGCTGTATGAGCATTATAACGAGTTCCTAGAGGCACAGTAAAAGGACAGGGGGAAAGAAAATTGAAGCTGAAAGACAAGAAAATACGCATACTGTCATATGAAAGCCATGTAGATGATAACGGGTTCGGCGTGGAGGAATGGAAGCCGATACATGAAGGGAAGCTGTGGGCGTATTACCGCCAGCTTTCCGGGAAAGAGTTCTTTGCGGCTGCTACCGTGAACGCGACGGAGGACGTTCTATTTACGGTCAACCACCGCGCGGATATTGATACAGATATGCTGGTAGAGTATGCCGGGAAGTATTACCAGATAACACGCATAGACAACCATGAGGGCTACAAGACAGACCTTGACCTTTACTGCAAGTCCAACCCAGACCAGACACCGGATATTAAAGAAGAATGACAGGAACGGGGGAAGGAACGGCATGGAAGGAAGCAGAAACAATGAAGAGCTGGCGGCAAGGATTAAGGCAGGGGAAAAGAGCCTGCTGCCGATACTCTGGGGGCAGTGCAGACGCACTGTTATCATACTGGCGGCAAAATACAGGGGCGTTATGGAAAAAAACGCCTTTGTTGACATGGAGGACTTCATACAGTGCGGTTATTTTGCAATGCTGGCAGCAGTGGAGGCATACGACCCGGAAAAGGGCTATAAGTTCAATTCCTACATGAGTTTCAAATACAAAAAACAGGTTTATGATATGTTCGGGAACGTGCGGGAAGGTGACAGGCGCATATTTCCCGCCGCTGCGTCTTCGCTCAATGTGACAATGGAGAATGACGGACACGAAACAGAGCTTTTAGAGCTGCTGGAAGACGGGAACGCAGAAAGCATAGAGGCAGACTATGAAAAAAAGGAAATGCAGCAGATTGTAAGGGCAGCAGTCGGCAGGCTGCCGGAGCTGGAACGGCATGTAATACAGGAAATCTATTTCAATGGGCGGGCAAAGACGGAGATTGCAGACGGGAGGCGCTACAAAGACCAGTTCGCGGTTACAAGGGCAGAGGACAGGGCATTGCGCACGCTTAGGAAAGACAAGGCATTGCAGGCATTACATACGGCGTATTTTAAGAATATGCCACGGCAGCAGGATATATTTAAGAGTTCCCCGGAAGAGGCGGCAATAGCGGGCGAAAACTGGGATAAATGGTTTGAAAACATCATGGACGATATAGGGAGGTTTGAAAATGGGCTTTGAGAAGATGAAGGACACGGCGGCAGAGGACTTGAAACAGTTTAGGAAGCTGGAAGGAAGCAGCGACCAGAAGGAACGGCAAAAGGCAGCAGTCATAAAAGCAGCCCTGCAAATGCTTCCAGAGAGGGAAAGGGAAATTTTGAGGGAGTTCTTTATTGACCGTGAAAAGCGGTATGCAGGGCATAGGGCGCGGCTAATGGCAAAATATGGGCTATGCCTTTCAGATTTGTACCGCCTAAAAAATGACGCGCTGTCTAATTACTGCATGAGTATCATGGCAATAAAGGCAGCAGGCAGCAGGGGCTAAAGAAAACCGCTTACCCATAACCGGGCAGGCGGTTTTGTATTACCTATTCCTGATTTCGTGTTATCTTTTGCAGACGATACCAAACAGACCATTTACAAATATATAGCGTGGGTGTTCGGATTTGGTGTGCTTCGCATGGACGAAGCAACGCCGCATCTGCATATTGATTTCGTTCCGTTCACGACTGGCAGCAAGCGTGGGCTTGATACAAGGGTATCACTGAAACAGGCGTTAGCGGCGCAGGGATTCAAAGGCGGCTCCCGTGGCGATACGGAGTGGAGCCAGTGGGTACAGTCCGAAAAAGAAAACCTTGCCGCTGTGATGGGGCGGCATGGCATTGAATGGGAGCAT